CGGTCGTTCGCGCGCGCACGCTTTCTCTAGCGTCAGCGCTGAAGCGTCTCAAACGAGTCTCAACATGAGACACGCGAGACATAGGCCCCCCAGCAGTTCAACAGTTCAACAGTTCACTATGCTGATAGTGAACGATAAGAGTCAACAACAACGTGCTGGTCACATTTAGCGAGTTTGCCGCAATCAAAGGCTGCGCTAAGGGCACGGTGACAGCAGCGACTAAGAGCCGCATTGCTGACGCCGTGGTTGAGAAAGACGGCAAGCGCTGGCTGGATCGTGATCTGGCTTTGCAATTGTGGAACCGCAACACGAAGGCGACTTACAACGCGAAGGTGAGCAAAGCGGATCCGATCGAACCGCTACCACCACCACGGGATGCGCAGGAGCTGCGGCGCCGGGTGGAGGGGCTGCCTGATGATGAGATCCCGGAGTTGAACGAGAGCCGTGCGCGGCGTGAGCATTACCAGGCAGAGCTGGCCAAGCTGGAAGTGGACCTGAAGCGGCGGGAGCTGGTGCCAGCGGTGGAGGTGCAGAAGGAAGCGTTTGCGCTGGGGCGCAGCGTGCGCGAGGCACTGGCCAACCTGGCTGACCGGTTGAGCCACCAGCTGGCTGGTGAGACGGACCCGGCACGGATTCATGCGGTGCTGACGGATGAGCACCGTGCGGCGTTGGTGGAGCTGAGCAATGGCTAACCCATGGCGCGCCGGCTTCCTGGATGGGTTGCGGCCTGAGGAGCCATTGACGGTGAGCGAGTGGGCTGATCGCTACCGGAAACTGAGCAGCAAGGCAAGTGCGGAGCCTGGACCGTGGCGGACCAGTCGCACGCCGTACTTGCGCGAGCCAATGGACTGTTTGAGCAGCACCAGTCCGGTGCAGCGTGTGGTGATGATGTTTGCTGCGCAGACGGGGAAGACAGAAGCCGGCAGCAACTGGCTGGGTTATGTGATCGACCATGCGCCGGGGCCAATGCTTTGTGTGCAGCCGACGGTCGAGATGGCGAAGCGGCTGAGCAAACAGCGGCTTGAGAGCATGATCACTGATACGCCATGCCTGGCGGCGAAGATTGCGCCGGCAAGGGCGAGGGATTCGGGCAACACGATGTTCAGCAAAGAGTTCAGCGGCGGGATCATGCTGCTGACCGGTGCCAACAGCGCGACAGGATTGCGATCGGCTCCATGCCGTTACCTGTTCGCGGACGAGGTGGATGCCTTCCCCAGCGATGTGGACGGCGAGGGCGACCCGGTGGCATTGGCAGAGCGCAGGACGACGACGTTCGCGCGTCGGAAGATCCTGCTGACTAGCACGCCAACGGTGAAGGACTTCAGCCGGATCGAGGCGGAGTACTTGCGCAGCGACCAGCGGCGGTTCTATGTGCCGTGTCCTAGCTGCGGCGGGATGCAGTGGCTGCAATGGCCGCGGCTGAAATGGGATGCGAAGCGGCCGGGCGAGGTTAGGTATCAATGCGAGCACTGCGGCGAACGGTTCGAGGAGAACCACAAGCCGGCGATGCTGGCGGCAGGCGAGTGGCGCGCGACGGCACCAAGCGACGGCAAGACGGCTGGCTTCCAGCTGAGTGGCCTTTACAGCCCGCTGGGTTGGTGCAGCTGGGAGCAGCTGGTCGATGACTTCCTTCGGGCGAAGTCAGACGCGCCAGCGTTGAAGGCGTTCGTGAACACCCGGCTGGCTGAGACCTGGGAGGAGGACTATGCCGCGGCCGTGAGCGCTGATGGCCTGATGACCAAGCGGCTGGCGTATGAGTCGGGCACCTGCCCTGATGGCGTGGTGCTGCTGACGTGCGGCGTGGACGTGCAGGACAACCGGTTGGCGGTGAGCGTGTGGGGATGGGGCGAGGGCGAGACGGGCTGGCTGATTTGGCATCAGGAGCTGATGGGCGACCCGACGCAGACGGAGGTGTGGGCTCAGCTGGATCAGGTGTTAGTGACGGAGTGGGCGACGGCTGCGGGCAAGGCGCTGAAGGTGTCGCAGGTGGCGGTTGACAGTGGCGGCCACTGCACCCATGAGGTGTATCGGTATGTCCGCGATCGCGTGCGGCAGAACGTGGTGGCGATTAAGGGCAGCAGCAGACGCAACAGCCCAGCGGTGGGCAAGGGCAGCAAGGTGGACGTGAGCTGGCAGGGCCGGGTGCTGAAGCGTGGCGTGACGCTGTATCAGCTGGGCACAGACACGATCAAGACAACGCTGTTCGGCCGGCTGCGGCATAACGAAGCTGGTGGCGTCGGGACGCTGCACTTCGGCATGGCTGCGGATGAGGAGTATTTCAGGCAACTAACCAGCGAGCGGCAGGCGTTGCGTTATCACCGCGGGTTCCCAATCCGCGAGTGGGTGAAGAAAGCAGGCGATCGAAACGAAGCGCTCGACTGCGTGGTCTATGCATATGCTGCAATGCTGCTGTTCTCAAGGCGGATGAACCGGGCGACGATGTGGCAGCAACTGGCAGATCAGTTGGAGAATGGGAAGAAGGCGCCGCTAAGATCGAAACGGCAGCCGGCCCCTGCGGCTGTCAGTGGCTTCGTCGCTAACTGGTAGCCGTGAACATCCCGAGCGAGATCAGGGCAGGCGACACGGTTCAGTGGCGTGACGTTGCTGGTGCCGACAATCTGGGCAATGTGATCGACAGCGCCAGCTGGGTGTTGACGTACTACCTGCGCACGAATACTCCCACTGATGGAGCGACGGTGGTAGGCACTGCCTATGGCACTGGGTGGGAGTTCACGATCGCAGCGGGCACCAGCGCTGGTTTCGATGCTGGGCAGTGGTATTGGCAGGCCCTGGCGACCAGCGGCAACAGCAAGGTGACGCTGGGTTCAGGCCAGCTGACGGTGCTGGCCAGCCTGAGCTATGCCGGGACGCCTGGTGCTGTTGATGGTCGGTCACAGGCACAGAAGGATCTTGACGCGGTGCAGGCGGCAATCCGCGCGATCGTGTCTGGCGGTGTTGCAAAGGAATACACGATCGGCAACCGCAACCTGAAGAAGTACGACATGGCCGACTTGCTGCAGCTCGAAGCTAAGCTCAAGGCTGAAGTGAAGCGTGAGCAGATGGCCGAGCTGATCGCCAATGGGCTCGGCAACCCGCACAACCTGTTTGTGAGGTTCTGATGGGATTGCGCACGCGTCTATTCCGGGCGATGGGCTTTGAACCGGTGCGGCCGCAACGCAGGGCATATCAGGGCGCGCGCGTTAGCAGGCTGACGGCGGACTGGGTGACGAGCGGCACCAGCGCTGACAGTGAGATCAAGTCGAGCTTCAAGGCGTTGCGCAACCGTGCGCGGCAGCTGGTTCGTGACAACGATTACGCCAGGCAGGCGGTGCGCGCGATCCAGAACAACGTGATCGGCCACGGCATCAAGCATCAGTCGCAGGTGCGGATGCTGCGCGGTGGGCGCCTTGATGAGGCAATCAACGGTCAGATCCATGAGCAGTGGGAGCGGTGGATGCACAAGAGCCGTTGCGATGTGAGCGGCCTGCTGGGCTTCCATGACATCGAGCGGCTGCTGGCCCGGAGCATGGCCGAGTCGGGCGAGGTGTTCGTGCGGATGATCCGGCGGCCGTTTGGTGATTCGCGCGTGCCGTTTGCGCTGCAGGTGCTGGAGGCCGACTACCTGATCGATGACGACGTGCCACAGGCGGCGGACGGCAACACGGTTCGGATGGGCATTGAGGTGGACGGTTACCTGCGGCCGCAGGCATATCACTTCTATGCGAACCATCCGGGCGATACCTACGCAGGCAATTCGCGGACCAACGGCCGCCGTATCCGGGTTCCTGCTGATGAGGTGATACACCTGTTCCTGCCAGAGCGGCCGGGTCAGACGCGTGGCGTGACGTGGTTCGCGTCGGCGTTGATGCGGCTGCACATGCTGCAGGGCTATGAGGAGGCCGAGGTGGTGCGGGCTCGGGCCAGCAGCGCGCTGATGGGCTTCATCCAATCGCCAGAGGGGGAGCTAGTTGGCGATGAGATCTACGAAGGCGAGCGGGTGAGTGAGTTCACGCCTGGCGTGTTCAAGTACCTGGCGCCTGGCGAGAGCGTAACGGTCCCGGACCTGAATGCACCTGATGGCCAGCTTGAACCGTTCACCCGTTCGATGCTGCGGGCCGTGGCGGCTGGCGTGGGCGTGAGTTTTGAGAGCATCAGCAAAAACTTCAGCGAAAGCAACTACAGCAGCAGCCGGCTGAGCCTGCTGGAGGAACGCGACACCTATCGCGTCCTGCAGCGGTACATGATCGAGAACTTCCACCAGCCGGTCTTCGAGGCATGGCTCGAGATGGCGGTGCTGAGCGGTGCGTTGAACCTGCCTGGTTACGAAACCAATCCTGATCGCTACCGCGCCAGCCGGTGGATCCCGAGGAGTTGGGAGTGGGTTGATCCGCAGCGTGAGGTGGAGGCATACAAGACAGCGGTGCGGTGCGGATTCAAAACGCTGGGTCAGGTGATCAGCGAACAGGGCGGCGACTTGGATGATCTGCTGATGGCACGTCAGGCCGAACTGGCGATGCTCGATGAGATGGGCATCGTGACAGACACCGATCCGAGCGAAGTCACCGACAGCGGCATGGTTCACCCTGTACCGGTGCCGGATACCGAAGCGCCAATCGAAGACGAAGGCTACGAAGAGGAATCTGTTCTAGAAGATCCTGCCGAGGGCTTTGAAGACTGATGGCCAACATCAACGGCACCGAAATCGATCTGATGCCCACGGCGGGTATGCAGGAAGAGGCCGAGCGCTACCGGGCCTGGAAGCGCAACGGCCGCGAAGGTGGAACGGAAGTCGCCGCCATCCGCGCCTCGCAAATCCTCAGCGGTGATGAGCTATCGCCTGAGACGGTGATCACGATGGCGGCATGGTTTGCGCGGCATGAGGTGGACAAGCAAGGCGAAGGGTTCAATCCAGGAGAGGATGGCTATCCATCGCCAGGTCGCGTTGCATGGGCTGCATGGGGCGGTGATGCTGGCCAGAGCTGGTCGAATGGCAAGGCCGATAGAATCAAGGCATTGCAAGAGCGAAGCGCCGTGGAGATGGAGCGCCCCTATCCGAATGAACACGCTGCGCGATTGAAAGATCCTGGGCAGTACGACTCGCTGCGTCGTGTGAATGACGAAGGTGGTAACGGGGTGGACTTCATTTATGGGATCAAGGATGGCACTAGTGAGGTGCAAGCAATCCGATTCCGTAGTTCAGTGTTCACGGCTGTTGAGGCCCGTGCATGGTTGGCTGAACACGGGTTCGACCCGATCGAGTTTGAGGAGGCCACCGGTGACGGGCAGGCTGATCGCGCCGAACCTGGAACCTTGAGCGTTGGCGACTTTGTTCGCTGGGATTCGAGCGGCGGCACTGCTCAGGGCCAGATCGAGCGGATTGAGCGCGATGGCCAGATCGATGTTCCCAACTCCGAGGTGGTGATCGAAGGCACGACTGATGATCCTGCTGCAGTGATCCAGATCTTCCGTGAGGTTGACGGCAACTGGGAAGGTACGCCCGTCCGTGTGGCGCATCGCTTCAGCACACTGACCAAGATCGATGCGCTGCGGTCTATGCCTGGCATCGGCCGCTACCAGCGCGCCGAGCTGACCACCTTTGACGAGGTGGAAGATCGGATCTATGAGTTCCCCTTCAGCTCTGAGTTCCCCGTTGCTCGCTACTTCGGCAACGAGATCCTGAGCCATGAGGCTGATGCGGCAGACCTGAGCAGGCTGAACGATGGCGCGCCCCTGCTGTTCAATCACAACCCAGACCGTGTGATCGGTGTGGTTGAGCGCGCAAGGATCGACAACAAAGGACGGCGCGGTTATGCGCGGGTGCGGTTCAGCCGCAACCCGTTCGCTCAGGAAGTCTTGGGCGACGTGAAGGACGGCGTTCTACGCAATGTGTCCTTCGGCTACTCCATCGACAAAATGGAGGAGCGAGGCAACGGCGACTTTGTTGCTACTGCCTGGGCACCTTACGAGGTGTCGATTGTCAGCGTCCCTGCTGACAAGACCGTGGGTATCGGCCGCGCGTTGACGCCCACAGAATCCGCTGCTTCGGCAGCACCATCCCCCGATCCCATTCCTTCAATGGAAACCAACACCACCGATCTGGCCGTGGTGCGGGCCGAAGCCATCGAGGCTGAGCGCACCCGCATCGCTGAGATCTCCGCCCTGTGTGATAAGCATGGGATGAGCGATCTGGGCCGCCAGCTGGTCGAGTCTGGTCGTTCAATCGACGAGGCCCGGGCTGCTGTTCTCGACAAAATGAACATCCCACAGGAACCTGTCACCATGAGCGCTGCCGACATCGGCATGAGTGAGAAGGAGACCCGCAGCTTCTCCTTCCTGCGTGCCATTAACTATCTGTCCAATCCGACCGATCGTTCGGCCCGCGAGGCTGCTGCGTTCGAGATCGAGGCATCTGAAGCTGCTGCCGCCAAGCTCGGCCGTCAGTCGCGTGGCATCACCGTCCCCCAGGACGTGCTGCGTCGTGACCTGAACGTCGGTGCTGCAACCGCCGGTGGCAACTTGGTCGAGACCATGCTTGATGCTGGTTCCTTCATCGACCTGCTCCGCAATGCTTCGGCCCTGGATCAAGCTGGCGCCACCGTGCTGACCGGCCTGACCGGCAACGTTGCCATCCCCCGCCAATCCGGCGCTGCTACCGCCTACTGGGTGGCTGAATCCGGATCGCCCACCGAATCCCAGCAGACTGTCGATCAGGTGAGCCTGGTGCCCCGCACCGTGGCTGCCTACACCGACTTCAGCCGTCGTCTGATGATCCAGTCCTCCATTGATGTGGAGAACATGGTCCGCAGCGATCTGGCCCGCGTGATCGCTCTCAAGATCGACGCCGCTGGCCTGTATGGCACTGGCGCCAGCAACGAGCCGCTGGGCCTGAAGAACACCACCGGCATCGGCACCGAAGACTTCGCTGCTGACGCTCCTACCTTCGCTGAGGTGGTGGCACTGGAGAGCGACGTGGCAACTGCCAACGCACTCCTGGGCACCCCTGTCTATCTGATGAACGCTGCCATGCGCGGCAATCTGAAGACCACGAAGAAGGACGCCGGCTCCGGCATCTTCATCATGGAGAACGGCGAGGTCAACGGCTACCGCGGCGTGCTGTCCAATCAGGTGGCCTCCGGCGATCTGTGGTTTGGCAACTTTGCCGACCTGATCATCGGCTACTTCTCTGGTCTGGATTTGATGGTGGACCCCTACACCCACAGCACCAGCGGCACCGTCCGCGTTGTGGCCATGCAGGACTGCGATATCGCGATTCGCCATCCTGAATCATTCAGCCGCGGCAACAACACCCTCTGATGCTGATCCAGGTCCTACGGCAAACGATGCTGGCGGGCCAGGTGGTTCGTGTTGGGGATGTCATTGAGGCATCCCCTTCCGACGCCAAGCTGCTGATCGGCATCGGCAAAGCAATTGAGGCCGCCGACCAGGTGGCCGAAGTGGTTGAGACCATTGCTCAACCGCCCCGCAAACCATCCACACCTCGACGGAGGGCTAAATCATGACCATTCTTAACCTTGGCTCCAAGACCACGGTCCTTGGCCTGCTGCGCAATGACGTTGTTGCAGCTACTGGGACCGGTTCTGCGGTTGACCTGCAGGGCTACGAAGGCGACATGGCTGTGCTGCTGGACGCCGAAGCCGGCGGCGCTGGCATCACCTATGCCGTCAAGCTGACCGAATCGGACACTTCCGGCGGTTCCTACACCGACGTGAGCGGTGGCGCCTTCACCACCACCTCGGCCAACACTGCCTCGCTGCAGAAGATCTACGTCAACGTGACCAGCCTGAAGCGTTTCGTCAAGGTCTCGGTCACTGTTGCCGGCGGCTCGGGCGCTGGTGCAGTTGCCGTGATCGGCTTGGCTTCTGCTAAGTACAGCTGATCATGGCTCTGACGGAGGATCTGGACATCTTCCTGGCGGACTTTGGCGTCAGCTGCACAGCTGGCGCCACTACCGCCAACGGAATCCTGGACATGCCAAGCCAGGTGATCAGCGATGGAATGGTGCTCACCACCGACTACACGCTGACCGCCAGGACCTCCGCCTTTGGCAGTCTCATCCGCGGCGATTCAATCACTGTGGATGGGACTGCCTACACCGTCCGCGAGACTATGTTGCTCGACGATGGCAAGTTTGTTCAACTCGGGATCCAGAAGACATGAGCGGTCCCTTTAAGGTCAACACTCGCAGCCAGTGGTTAGCACTCAATCCAGTGCTGATGGCAGGAGAACCTGGCGTCGAGAAAGAGACTGACAACCTAAAGATTGGCGACGGCTTGACGCCATGGAACAAGCTGCCCTATCACGGCTGCCCTGGTTACTGGGGATCCTTTTGGGATGAGACCTCACAGGTTGCAACTGCGATCAATACGGCCTATCCAATCCTGATGCGTCAGGTTGACCTAGCAAATCGTGGCATCAAGATTGTCTCGAATAGCCGGATCACGGTTGATCATCCAGGCGTTTATAGCTTCACGTTCTCGATTCAGTTCAGCAACAGCGACAGCCAGATCCATGACGTGAACGTCTGGCTGCGCAAGAACGACAGCGGCAGCAGCGGTGACGTGCCTGCCAGCGATAGCAAGTTCAGCATCATCGCCAGCCATGGCGGTGTCGAAGGCAACGTGATCGGCACGGTGAACTTTGTGCTGGGTCTGGTGGCTGGTGACTACATCGAACTAATGTGGATGACCAGCAACGTGGCCGCGTACATCAATTCAGATCCAGCATCCGACAGCCCTGCGCATCCCAGCATCCCGGGCATCATCTGCACTGTCGTCCAAGTCGCATCCGCTTAACTCATGGCCACCAAGCGCGAGTCAATTCTTGCCGCGATCCGAACAGCGTTGACCGGCACCACCGGAGTCAGCACAAGGATCTATCGCAGTCGCGTCGAGCCGTTGGCCAGAGGCGAACTACCAGCGATCGTGGTCGAGCCAGTCAGCGATAATGCTGAACAGAACACCAGTCTGCCGACCCTTGACTGGACGTTGACCGTTCGCATCTCAATCGTGGTCCGTGGGAATGTGCCCGATCAGGTTGCTGATCCGATCGTGCAGGACATGCACTCAAAGGTCATGGCTGATCTGACGCTGGCTGGCCACGCCTACGACGTGCAGCCAGTTTCGGTGTCGTTTGATCTGGCCGAAGCGGATCAGCCTAGTGGTGTGATCAGTTGCGATTACGCTGTCAGGTATCGGACCAGAGTGGCCGATCTATCCCTTAGCCCGTAGCAGCTACGATGATGGACGAACACAAAGGCCAGGGCGGCAGCTATCTGGTCGATCCAAAAACCGGCAAGCGAAAGCTCGTCGAGCGGACCCAGCCGGCCCCTCATCCAACCTTCGAGGTAGCCCCCAATGGCATCAGTTCTGACTCGTCGGCGCCTGATCCTGGCGAAGATTGAAAGCACATACGGCACGGATTCAACGCCAACCGGGGCCAGCAATGCCGTGCTGGTGCGCAACCTTGAGATCCAGCCGTTGGTAGCCGAAACGGTCAATCGTGAATTGGTGCGCCCCTACCTTGGGCAATCGGATCAGCTGCTGGCACAGACCCGCGTTGAAGTCAGCTTTGAGGTTGAACTGGCTGGATCAGGTACTGCTGGCACCGCTCCGGCCTATGGCCCGGTGCTCCGCAGCTGCGGCCTCAGCGAGACATTGGTTGCAAGCACCAGCGCCACCTATGCGCCCGAGAGCAGCGGCTTTGAGAGCTGCACGATCTACTACCACGAAGACGGCATCCGCCACAAGGTGACCGGTTGCCGCGGCACTTTTGAGATCACCTGTGAAGTGGGTCAGATCCCGGTGATCGCGTTCACGATGACCGGCATCTACAACGCACCCACAGATGAGACGCTGCCGACCCCGACCTACGCCAACCAAGCGACCCCGCTGCTGTTCAAGCAGGGCAACACCACTAACTTCTCGGCGTTCTCCTACAGCGGTTGCCTGCAGTCCTACAACTTCAGCATCGCCAATGACGTGATCTACCGCGAGCTGGTTGGCTGCAGCAAGGAGATCATGATCACCAATCGCGCACCCAGCGGCACGATCGTGATCGAGGCGCCGACAATTGCAGACAAGGACTTCTTTGCGATTGCGACCGGCAGCAGCACTGGCAGTATCACCCTCCAGCACGGCACCACTGCTGGCAACAGATGCACGATCACCACTGCGCAGTCCGACCTAGGCAGCTTGACCTATAGCGACATGGATGGCGTGCAAATGCTTAACATGCCATTCATTGCAGTTCCGACCAATGCAGGCAATGATGAGCTGTCAATCGCCTACACCTGATCCGAATGGCGTTCGTCCTTAAGCAATCTGTCACCTATTCCTGGCCGGTGCCCTTCCGGGTGCCGACCGATGGCGGCAAGTACGACAAGCAGTCCTTCGACGCTGAGTTTAAGCGGCTGCCTCAGACTCGCATCAACGAGATCCAGTCTGAAGTGCAGGCACGGATCAAGGCCGCAGAACGTGGCGAAGCGTTCGAGTCCGACATTTCGGACATCTCGATCGCTGATGAGGTGCTGGCCGGGTGGACCGGCGTAGTGGACGACGAAGGCGAGGAGGTTGCATTCACAGCCGCCAGCAAAGCGCAACTGCTGAACATCCCCGGCCTGGCTGGTTCGATCGTTGAGGCGTACTTTGAAAGCGTCGCAGGACGCAAAGCAAAAAACTGATCGAGGCTGCGCGTTACTGGTTGAAAGGTGGAGTAATCGACCAATCCGCCGCCGACGCTGCAGCCTTTGGCATTGACCTGGATCAGCCGCCACCGCCTGAGCACTTCGAGGTTGAGCCTGACGCATGGGATGCAATGCAGATGTTCCTTCGATGCCAGACCCAATGGCGCACTGGCACGAACGGCGTGATCGGCCTTGATTACCTGGCGCTGGACCTGCTGTTTAGACTGTATGGAGCATCGGATCCCGTCACCATGCTGGAGGACATCCAAGTCATTGAAGGCGAGATCCTGGCGATTGCGCAGCAGGAGGCTGGCTGATGGCGCTGAATATGGACGCAGCCGTCAAGATCAAGGCCAGCGTTGACGGGCTGCAGCAGATCAGCGCACTTGAGCGCAGCCTGAAGAACGTCGAGGGCCAGGCCGGCCGCACATCTGGCATCATGGGCCGGCTGGGTGGCGCTGCAGGCGGTTTACGCGGCGCACTGGGCGCCATCTTGCCGGCGGCCGGCGTGGCCGGCATTGCCGCGATGGGCAAGCAAGCAATTGATGCTGCAGACAACTTGAACGATCTCAGCCAGCGCGTCGGCGTGGCAGTGCCAACACTGAGCAAGTTTGGAGCAGCAGCAGAAGACAGCGGCACCAGCATCGAGGAGGTGGCTAAGGCCATGGGTCGGCTGTCCAAGGGGATTGTTGATCCAGCTTCAAAGACCAACGAAGCATTGAAGTCGATCGGCATCAGCTCAACTGATGCGGCTGGCAGGGTGCGCAGCGTTGACGCGATCATGCTCGATCTGGCTGATCGGTTCAGCAAGATGCCTGATGGCGCAGAGAAGACGGCGTTAGCACTGGAGCTGTTTGGCAAATCAGGCATGAACCTGATTCCGATGTTGAATGGCGGCCGGGATGCACTTGGTCAATATGCCGCCACGATCGACAAGGACATGGCAGAGGCTGCCGATAAGTTCAACGATGCACTGAATGCTGTCTCGCGCAGCTTGGCCGGCCCATTTAACAAAGCAGTGACAGCGCTGCTGCCGTTGATCACGCAACTGGCCAATGCCATTGCAGGCATGGCTCAAGCATTTGCCAAGTTGCCAGAACCGGTGCAGGGTTTGATCGGTGGAGTGACAATCATTGCAGGGGCGTTTGTTGTTTTGGCGCCCGCGATCACTGCTGTTGTCTCGGCCTTGACGGCAATCGGCCCAGTCATCGCAACAATTGGTTCAGCTCTTAG